TATATTTACTCATAAATAAATATAAAGTTAAACAATAATTAATCATTTGATTTGTCATTACTGAAAGAACTTACTTCATTTTTGTATTCTTCTTCCAATTCTGACACCTCAGTTATGATTTCTCTCTCTTTTTTATTAAAAGTCATTGACTTTTTGAGAGAATCATAATGAGCCAACGCTAAAGCTTTACCATATTTTGGTGCACCACTACCACCTTTTTTCTTATCATGTGAACCTAGAGGATCTCTTCCTCTAACACCACTATCTTTTCCATACTTGTTAGGTTCTTTTGGTCTACCAGCACCTTCAAAACCACCCTCTGGTGCTCCACCCTCATCATCTAACTCATGACCACTTCTACCTAAAGCTAAATCAGATGGTGTACCTTGTGATTCACCAGTCTTAGCAGGATCGTTACCTTCGGTTTCTATCTGTTGTCTTCTAAATTTTGTTTTATAATCAAAAGCTATTTGTTCATCCATCTCTTTTACTTGGTCTTCTGTAAAGTTAAATATATTTTTATAAATCCACTCTGTAGAAAGTAGACCATCTCTTACCATTGATTCTGCAAGAGAAGTTTTATTATTCCATAACTCAATCTTTTCTTGTTCGTATATTGTAGATGGGTTTGTAAGAGTCAATTCAAAATTAGTTAATTCCGAATCTTGGTATCCTTGTGCATATAAATGAACAATTGCAATCTTTGTTAACTCGGAAAGGGTTATTCTTTGTATTCTTTCTATAGTCCTAGCAAAACGAACATCTTCTGCAGCTAATGTTGCCTTAGAACCAATTCCCTCTTCATATCCTAAAAATGCTTTTGGGATTCTAAGTGCAGATAATAGTTTGTTTTTTAAATATTCAATATCTTCTGTTGCTTCATATGTTAAACCTGGAAGAGACTCAATATTTGTACCACTATCACCACCACGAACTGGTAAGAAAAAATCCTCAGTAATATTTTGCATATTATATTTTAAGTTATAATCACCAGTAGTCTCATCAACAACAGGAGCTTTCTTCATCTTATTGATAACTTGTTGCATGTAGTTGTCAACTTCCGATGGTGGTATGTTACCAATGTCTAGTTTGAAAACTCTTTTTTCTGGTGCCCTCATTATTCTATGAATTAACATAGCATCTTCCATAAGAGTTAATTGTTTATATATTTTACGACCACCTTCTATTTGAGATTTACCATAAGGTAAATAATTAGAATCTGATAATAATCTAAAATGAGCTATTTCGTAATTTTCTAACTCTTCTTTAGTAGAAGATTGTTCTTGTTTATACCTAGCTTCTGTTGTAGAGGTTTCTATTAAAAATTTTACATATTCAGGATTTTCAGGATCTATTCCCTCTAATCTTGATACATCATAAACAGGTAGAGGAACTACATTTGTAATACCATATTTTTCATGTATCTCTAATTTTAAAAAGAAATCACCATACTTACACATATTACGAATCCATGGCCATAGATTAAATTCTATGTTTACAATGTCATAAAAAAGATTATGTAATATTTCTTTTATTTGGTCATTATCTGTATTGATTTGTAATACTTCACCATACTCAGATTTCATTGTAGACTCATCTGCATATATATCAAGTGCTGAAGATATAATAGCATCTGAATCCATCTGTTCATAATCTTTAAACAGATTAAGTCTCATGGATTTCGTCATCAATGCATCTGAGTATCCACTAAGACCTGCACCTGTAAATATTTTTTGATATCTATCTATTAAATTACTTTTAGAAATAGATTGTGTACGACTAGTATCACTAATTTTTAATTTTCTCCCACCAACGTTTCTAACAATAACGTTAGTTGAAAATAATCTTTGTAGTCTGCTAAATAAACTTGTATCAGCCATTTTATACCTCTATATTATAATAACCAATCTAATGATTCTTTTTCTTTTCTTATCTCCATTGTCCAAGAATCATTTTGGTTATTTGTTGGTGTATAAACACCTTGATTAGATGTTATACTATTCATTGCTTTTTTCTGAAGTTCTATACCCTCAGCTCTTAATCTTAATGCAGTCTCTCGTATCCACAATCCCATGGCATAAGACATTACAAGGTCGTCATTATATCCTGACATTGCTTCTGCCCTACTACCATTATATATAAATACAAACAACTCGTCAATTAATCGATTTGAACGTACAGTTACTAACTTCTCTCTAAAAAATTCTTCTAATTTTGATATTACGAGTGGTCTTGTCTTTTGTGTTACCGTAAATCCTGGTACTAATTGTTTTTCAGCACGATTTATTTTATTATTTACCTGTCTATGTACATCAACCACTTGTAAATCTTTACTCATATAAAACAAGTTCTGATATTCCCTATCAATACATTGTTGTATAGTAGCCCAACCAATATTGTTGTTCTCTATAACTAGTAAAGCATCATTATATTCAATAGAAATGTTCACTAATAGGTTTCCAAAATCTCTTGTAGACATTCTACCTTTATATTCTGCTACTTGTTCTAAACTTTCAATATCTAATATATGAAATGCTGAATAATCTGTTGAATCTCCACGACTTACGTCAGCACATACTATATAATCTTTTGTATAATTTGGTGGTTCCCATATCCAAACGTTACTATCTATACCTCTTTTTTCAATTGGTTCTTTTACTTGAGTATTTTTATACTCTTCTAATATGATACCATCAACGACAGATTGACCAGAAGTGATGAAGTCACAATCACATTCTTGAGCAGCTAGTGAAGGACCTAAAAGTGTATCTTGTTCTTTTCTCCACTCATCTGCTCTATCAGGATGTACAGTCCAATGTAACTTAATAAAATTAAAATCGTTTAGTCCATCTTCTGCATCCATCCATGTTCTATGAAACCAATTACCAACACCATTAGGTGTAGATAATGCAATACATTGACCACCAGTAGATAGTGTCTGAGAAGCTGCAGCCCATATACCATCAATCTTATCAATAAACGCTGCCTCATCAAGTACTAATAAAGATAGTGCTTCTGAACGACCACTATCTTCACCACTCGATACAGCTTTTATCTGTGAACCATTTTTGTATCTCAATGACAATTTGTTATCTTCAACACATTTTTGTTTTAACCAAGATGGTAAGTTGGCATGCATTACTCTTACCTTAGTTACTAAATTTTTTGCTACCTCTTGTTTTGTAGCAATAACCAATATGTTTTTGTCTTGATGAAATGTCATCATCCACAATGAATATCCAGCTGTAATTGTAGATATACCCAATTGTCTAGCTTTTAAAATTATATTAAAACGATGTTGAACAAAATCTTCAATTGTTTTTTCTTGAAAATCATATAATGCAAACGGTATTTTACCTTTTATTGGATGTTGTATAAAACAAAACTTTTTTAAGAAATAAGTAGGATCTGAAGCACACTTTATATACTCTTTCTTTATTACTTCCTTTAATTGTCCTTGTTTGTTTCTATTCATTTTATGTTAAACTATCCTCTAAACTCTGTAAATATTCTAATGCTTCATCAGCTTTTTCAACAATAGCAGCTTTGTCTATGTCCCATTTTTCTTTATCTATAGAATGACCATCTGGTCTAAATTGTTGATAAAATTCAGGTGCATCTTGTTTTTTAAATTCTTCTATACTTTGTTTTTGGTCACGTATCCATGCTAATTTATTTTTTCTTTCTTTATCAGCTTTCCATTCATCTAACTTACCTTCTACTGAAAGTTTATTTTCAAACTCTATCTGACAATTGAAACAATGACCATATGATAACCACATTTTATTATCATGTCTACTTTTCATTATCTTATCACACTTAGGACAAAACCAAGGCATACGAGCTTTTTTCATTACATCTGATAGTGGACTTATTTGGTCACCACTAACTTGTTTCTTACCCTCGTAACCAACTTGTACTCTTTTTTCTGGTGCACCTCCGTCTAAAATTGATTTCAATGCATCGTTTTGTCTTTTACTTTCTTTACTATATCCTGCCATAACCTCTCCTATACGAATTTTAACATACCTAAGATTTGATTTGCTGGAGCAAACGCACCAGTATACTTATATAATTTTCCTTTAAACACAAAAGTTATACCCTCTGATGGTACGACTGACTTTAAACCACCAATTGCATTTAATCTATCTAATTGAGTCTTCAATGTGTTTAAAACTTTCGGGTCTTTTGACTTTTTTACCTTGTTTATTGCAGATTTTAAATCTTTTCTTATCTGTTGAGCTGCTTTTGATGGATTTGCTGCTATAAAGTCACTAAGATTAGATAAAATTTCAGCACCCAACTCAAAAAACAGAACTTCCCAATCTCTAATGTGTTCTTTTTGTAATTTTGCGTGGTCAATCTTGTCTGTGGTCAAAAACCAATCTAAAAATTTAGGATATTTTTCTAAATCTTTTTTAATTTGAGGAATTTTGTAAGATTTATCTAAAAATGCCCATCTTTTTGTTAATTTCATGATGATATCGTTAGACGGATTCTTATAATCGGTCTGTTTTGCACCATTATAAATGTATTCCATCCAATATGCTTGATGATAATCAGATAAAGTGTCGGTATCACCTAAATTATATTGATTTTGTAACTTTTTCAACTTACCTAAAAAGTAACTTTGTCTTTTTGAGAAGTCTTTTACTTTTGGTAAGTTGGTTATGAATGGTTTTGTGATACTATACGTCTTCTGTATGTTTTGGTTTATCTGTTTTATCATACCAGCCAACATTCTAGCACTACCTCTGTCCTCACCAAT